CTATAACTCCTTTTATCTTTGGGCAACATTGATGTCACCTTTTTAGACGTCTCGCCGAAAAGCTGTCCAACTGTCAGCGGTGGCGAACGGATTCGCGGCGAGCATATCCATAGGCTAAGGATCTGTGCAAGCTATGCGCCAGCATGCTCTGGCGTATCTTGGTCAACGAGATTTACTTGGGATCTAGGCCTGGGCGGACACAGTCGGTACGGCAGTGCAGGCGAGGGGCGTGGGTATACGAAGCAGGGGGTTATTCCGTCCCGATACTTTTTCGTTAGGGCGAGAGGGGTTGAGCGGTAGAAACGAGTTTTTTTGGAGTGATTGGCGCCGCAATATGTCCACAAGCTTAGGTCAATCGGGCAGGCGGCTCCAGAGACGCCAATGTAGCTACGTAAAATTGTGCGCCGCGAGTAACCGTACGGTCTCTGGTGTCCTCAGAACTGAGGACACCCCCACACCCCGGATTTGGGGTATTGAAAGTGATGCTGGCTCACTTTAAGCCTTGTCCTCTGCGTAGATCGATGCCGAGATGATCGCCCCGCCCCAGCGGCGTTCACCGATGCAGATCGGGACAGGGTTGCCGCTGGCGATGGTGTTCTTGGCGCTACCGAAGGCGTAGGACGGCAAGTTTTCCGGCGCGCCACTCTGTGACAATCCGCGTGCCTGCGGGCTTAGCATCTGCATCACGCCACCAGCGACGTTTGCAGCACCTGCCGCATACATCGCGCTAACAGCTGGCCCTGAGAAGTACCCAAACGGGTTGAAGTAGGCCAGGGCGATGAGTACCACCCCGAGGACCGTCTGTAAGCCGCCACCCCGCTTACTGCCTTCAACCACCGGAACGATACGCACCTCAGTTGCGCCACCACGCTCGAAATCGTCTTCTCCCACATTCTTTCGATTGCGGAATATCGCAAACCTCATGCCCATGGCCTCGAGGCGCTTAATCTCTTGCTCGAATCCTGCCAGCGTTGCCTTCAAGGCTCGAAACACCTCCCAGGTATTCTGGCTGTCCAGCAGGTAATCCTTCTTGCGGAAAAACTTCCGGATCAGGGGGCCGGACAGGTAGACGGTGGTCATGGTCGGATTGCTTCGTACGACTGCAGCCATCAGGAATTCTCCAATTCGCGGGTTGTATGTTTTACGCCCAGGCGCCGTGCAAGCATCTCGCGGCACTGCAACGCCTCCAGGCGGATTGCGGCCTCCCGGGCCGGGTCGGGCCTCCAGGTAGGGGCATAAATGACCTTGTATGCTCGCGCTCCACACATAGTGCCTCGGAGAAGGTCGGCGGAGATATGCGCCTCCTCCTCTGTGAAGAAAACGCCGTCAAGGCGTGCGTGGCTACCGTCCTTGACGTGCTGCACATTCCATAGCGAATAGCAGGGGCCGCATTCATGCAGAGTAAAATGCTCCGATTTGCATGCTTGAGCGAATCGCTGCTGAAAGGATGACTTCGAAATTTCGGTGGTCATGTGTGCCTCGTCTACAGCTGGTCTTGTGTGTAGATGCCGCCAGACTCCACGGCCCCGCCAATCTCCCGCTCGCCGTACAGCACCGGGTAGGGATTGCCCTGGGCAATCGTTGTAACCGCCCCGCCGAATCCATAGCTGGGATTGTTGCCGTCTTCGTTGCGGTCCAGGCCGCCCGTGTTGGGCGTAGGTGAGAGCATCTGCACTACGCCCGATGCGGCCATAGCAGCACCGCCAGCGATCATTGCCATGCCCACGGTTGAAGTGCTTCCGCTCCAGTCGTACATCACACCGACAACGATAAGAACTGCGCCCAGGATCGTCTGAAACACGCCTGCCTGCTTACTGCCTTGGATGATCGGCGCGATTCGGATATCACCCACATCGTCGCCCTTGAGATCCAGATCGTCGGCGCAGAGATTCCGGTTACCGGAAAAAACGGTGAACACCAAGCCGCGCTCCTCCCCAGTGAGCAGGAACTTTTCGAAGCCTGGAACCATTTCGCAGAGCGCCTGGATGGCGTCCCGCGGGGTGTGCACATCGAGGATGTATTGGCGGCCGAAACGCTGGCGCAGCACGCCGTAGAGCTTGATCTTTCGCTTCATCGGCAACTCCGATTATTGAAGGGTTCACAACAGAAGCCGGCCTTGCAGATCTTGGCGATGAGGGTGCAATTGTTCTCACTCCACATTGGATAACCTCATAAATTTGCGCAGTTAGTCATTACAGAGCGAGGGCAGGCGAGCCAGACACGCCCGGCTGCTGGCGATCCTTGCACTTACCAGAGGGTGTTAAAGCGTTAATTTTTGGTGTTAAAGGGTTTAACACTTTTAACATTCGCCAGGCCGTCTCAATTTGGCTCAAGGCCGCTGAATTACTAGCTTCCAGGGTCATGCACGTTCGGCATGGTTGTTAAAGCCGCTTTAACATTTTTTTGTTAAAGGAAAAAAATCTGTACGTGGGGTCGGGAGCGGTCTAGGGCAGCGGACCTCCTAGACTTTCGACCCGCCCCCCTCAGTAGTCCGGGGCTTCGTACGGCGGCGCCGATCGGATCTGCTCGAGCGCTTCTGCTGCGCTCAGGCCGCTGGCCAGCAGCCGATCAATCTCTTTGCTCAATCGCTCACGCTCCTCCATCTGGCGCAACAGGGCGCGACTGTGGGCGATTTGGTTGAGGGCTCGTTGAACAGGCTTGGGTAAGTGGGTATGGCGCATGATCTTCTCCAGAGTGAATAGAAAGGCCCGCATGGCGGGCCAGTGTCGGATCACCTTGAAAGGATGAAATGGGGCTCCGACTGCTGCGGTTATTGGGTCCGTGGCACTCGCAGCTGACCCACGCCAAGCATTACTTGGACGACTTGGCCTGGACGGTACCGAGCGTTACCAGGCGGGTAGCGCTTGGCGCGAAGACGGCCAGGCCGGCACGCAGCTCCGCCAGAATGGTGACCAGGTTGCGTTTGAAGTTGTCGCCATCGTGACGGCTTGCTTCCACGGTCACCTCCTGCCGATCCAGCAGGGCTGCCACAGAGGTGTCCAGGATCAACGCTTCGCCTTGTGGCATACCGTTGGTGACCACCACGGGTGTGCCCCACAGGCTTGGTGGCGCTGGATCGCGTGGTGTGCCGATAACGTACTGACCGTCGCCGCCCTCGGCGCGCTCGCTCTCGATGGCGAACCAGTCACGCGGGTTCATCACGATAACGTTCGGGTTCCAACCTTCGGCCTTGAGGTCAGTGAGGGCAGCGCCGATGCGATCAGCTGGCTTGCCGGTGGTGATGCCGGCGGCGGTGGCCTGCTTCTTGAACCCGAGGATCTCACCTGGTCCACCTTCGCCGTTGATGAGCTCGGCCTCCAGCTTCTGGCGAACCCCCACGCTCATCAGCGTGTTGATCTGCCCCTCAAGCTGGTCACTGTCCTGCAACACCTGGAGGCTCGCCGGAATCCAGGTGGCGATGGTGGCAATCTCCGCTCGCTCCATCTTGGTTGGCATCGACCCTTCGGCCTTCTGCTCACCTTCTTCTTTCTGGTAAGCCGCGCCGTTGATGTAGCCGTCGAGGCGAACGAACTCGTAAGTGGCGCTGGTGACCGGCACGATCGGCAGCACATCCAGCAAGCTGAGCCGCGGCTGCGGAATGCCGCGGATGCCGGCGCCATCACGTTGCGGGGCAGTTGGGTAGCTGGTCGAGCCAGTGACGCCTTTGTTGGGATTGGTGATCGCAGCACGCACGCCGACCTTGCAACTGATCTGGCCGGTGGACTTCATACCGTTGCGGAAACCGGCGATACCATCAGCGGCCACTACCTGGGCGGTCACGACATTGGAGTCGGCGGTGTCATCGTTCGCGCCTCGGCGGGCGCTGACATTCACCATCTTCTGCTCGATTTCTTGAAGGCGGGCGCCGAACTCGGTTTGTTTCTCTGCAGAGGAGGATTTGAAGTCAGCGATCTGCGTACCGATGTTCTGCAGCGTTTGATTCAGCTGGGTCATGTCCTGCTGATAGGGATCTGGCATGGGGTTCTCCGGGGTGTGTAAACGATGCCGTCTACCCTATGCGCGCACGCACACCCCGGTCAGCGGTTAACTTCGACGTCCTCAGTCGGTATCCGTCGCAAAGCGCACTATGTCGGCTATTTTGTAGAACCTGCGGTTGCCCCGGCGCACGAACGGCAGGGGTGAACGCCCCTCAGCAGCCAGGCGGCGCAAGTAGCTGGGTGCATACCCCAGCAGGTCCGCCGTTGCTGGCTCTGGCACCAGGCCACCGATTAGCGGTGTGACGCCGGCCTGGGCCAAGCGCTGGGTAACGTCCTGCTCAACGTCGACCATGATTTACATGCTCCTCTGTGATGCATCCGGATTATTGCCAGAGGCCGCGTGGTCTGTGGCTTGTGGCTGTTTTTGCGAAACTTCGTGTCTCGGGTATGTCTCGCCTGTAAGTGCGTTCAACCCGAGTCGGTCTAACTGGTCGTGCCAGCGTTCCAGTGCTTGGCGCTTGAGGGCTTCGGCGGTGGTGTGGATGTAGGTGGCATCCATGTTGCGCAGGGCGTGGTTCACCAGCATCTCGCCCACCAGGTAATCAACACCTAGGTCCATCCAACAAGTGCGGGCGACCTTGCGCACGTCATGGCTGGTCCACTGCCGGTCGCTCAGTTCGGCAAACACTTGGCTGGCTGCCGTGGCGCCCAGGGGCCCACGCCGGCTGGCTGGGAACAGGTAGGCACCTTGGTAGCCTCGGGCGACCTGCTGGGCCTGATAGCGGCTCAGAAGTGCGCAGGCCTGGCGGGTCAGCGGCAGGGTGTGGTTCTGCTTGGTCTTGGTGTCGTCGGCGGGTATGAACCACTGGCCGGCCTGCAGATCGACATTGCGCCACAGCGCGCTACGCGTTTCGCCCAGGCGGGTACCGTGACACAGCATCATCAGCGCCAGCAGGGCATCAGCGGGCCGCGCCTCACTCCAGTTCGCCAGCTTGGCCAGCAGATCGGGTAAGTCTCGCTCCCGCAGCCGTGACGACTTCGGCTTGATCCGCACCCCGACGAAATCCCCGAAGCGCAGCGAGTCCATGGGGTTGTGCTCGATCATCCCAAGCCGGTGTGCCTTGCGCATGGCCACCGCCAGCACGTTGAACACCAGGCGCACGAACGATAAGGCGTAGCGCTCCTGCAGTGGCCACATCAGACGTTGATCGAGCGTGGCTTTGCTCACCTCTGCCAGCGGCAGGTCATGCAGCCGGGGCATCAGGTGGCAGGTGATGGCCGACTTCGCGCCGGCCTTGCGCTTCTCCGACAAGTTGCGGTCGCGCAGCATGCGGTCCAGGTACCAGTCCAGCAGCTCACCGATATGGCTCCATGTGCTGGTCAGCGAGGTGGCCTCGGTGTCTATGGCACGGCGTGCCAGGATGGCCGGCAGGGCGGTCAGCATGGCCTTGGTGGTCAGGCTGGGGAAATCGCCGGCCTTGCCCCACTTGCCCCTGACAACAACGTGCCAGGCGCCCCGGGTGCGATCGACGCTCGAATAGCGAAAGCGCAGTTCGGGGTAACGCGGGTCACGCAACTGGCGCACTGGCTGTCCGGCCTGCTTACGGATCTCGGCGTCAGTGATGATGATGTGCTTGGTGGTCATGCTTGCTCCTCAATGTGAGGGTGTCGTTTCACCGAACGAGACCCGATGAGCCGACTCGGACCAAATGAGCCGATTCGGATCAGGGCGCCTCTGTGGTGTGAAACCAACAGACTCCGGCCAACCAGGTAGATGTGCGCAAAACTGCGCGCATCTACCGTGGCGTTTTTCCGGCTTCGCTGGGGTGACCAAACTGTCCAAACCATGGTCAGTGGGGAAGCCCACCTACCTCGTTGAGCGCTCGACGATTGTTCGCCTAGGCGTCTGCTATGGCCCGTCATGGCCCCACCTCCGCACCGGGCCACCGCACACGAACGTCCGCCAGTGCTTCGTCGCGGGTGATCGGCTCGCTGATCATGGTGAATGGCCGGCACCCCGGCACTAGCACCGACCAATTGCAGCGGCGCTCCAAGCCGTCGTTCGCTGCCAGCTCTGCGAGCAGCGCCAGCCGGTTAGCTTTGACGTATTTGCGCACATCGTCGGTCAGCTTTGAGGCGGGGGAGATCCGCACCCGCATACCTTGCTTCTTTGCGGAAAATCCACGCTCCAGCAGGTAGTCGAGCGCGGTCATCACAGGTCCTCCGCGTCATCATCTAGCGATGGAAACGACGCGCCACCCGGCAGCGGATCTTCATGCTGATCGTCCCACTCGTGCCCATTTTCGTTACTCGTGCCCACGCCAGAGGATGGGCACGAGTGGGATTCTGAGGGCACGAGTGGTTGGAAAGGCGCGAATGAGCCACCCGCTTGGGGTAATGACCAGAATGACTTCACATCCTTTTTGTTGCCCGTTCTGGCGGTGACAACAGACAGCTTTTCCCTGGCCCGGCGAATCTGCTTTTCGGTGTAGCCATTGCGCCTCATCAGGGCTTTTGCTTCATTACTTTCGAGGGGGTTGTCCTTTAAGATCCGATAGAGGCAATCGCTGGGATCATCTAGGTCTTGTGCATCCTCATCACCGGATGCCTCCGCTTCTCCCAAGATCTCCCGGGCGCTACCTTCGATGGCTGCGCCCCACACCACGCGAGTGGTTTCGATCCCATCTCCGATGTCGCATGGCTCGATGGTGTAGGAGATACCTCCCTCGTCAGCGCCGATATTCGACTTCGCTCGCGCCAGCACGCGTTGGTCGGAGTCTTCCTGTTTGGCAGCTACCAACACCGTGCGCGCCAGCGCCGAGAACGCTTGCGAACCAATAACTCGATCAGAAGGCGACGAGCCAGCGCCACCCTTGGCGAAGTGAGAAATCCCCACTACGGCACAAAGATTCTGCTCGGCGAAGTCCACTACGCCTTGCAGCGCCCGACGCACGTCATTGGCCTTGTGCATGTCGCCCTTCACTGCGCTGACGATGGGGTCGAGCATCAGAAGCGACACACCGCCAATCTCGCTGGCCGTCTCACGCAAACGGACAATGTCGTTGGCTGGGTCGAATGGATCGGCGTCGCCTCTGGCGTTGGTGAGCCCCTGGATAATGTAGACGCGGCTCATGTCAGCACCAGCAGCGGTCAAGCGGGGGATCAGCGTGTCGGCTGGGTCATCCTCACTCGACCAGATGAGTGCATTACCCGGCTCGCTACAGCGGTTGCCATCGGGCCAGCGTCCACCAGTGGTGATGGTGGCGATCAGACCAATCAGCAGCGTGGTCTTTCCGGTACCGCCAGCGCCGGCGAGGATGTGCAGCTTTCCTTTCGCCAGCCAGCCAGGCCACAGCCAGCGGATGGGAACGGCTTTGATTGTCGACGCCTTAACCGCATTGACGCGCCATAGGGGGGTTACGTTTTCTCGATTGATGGGGCTAAGAGGCTCGGTCCATTCTTGTGCAAAGCGATCTGTAGTCATTTGACCCCCAGGCGCTGCTTGGCGAGGTTGAAACGCGCCAGATCATCACCCGCCAACTTCCCTTGTTGCTGGAGAGGGTGGCCGATCCGATAAACCATGCGCTCATGTTCAATTGCCGCCTTACTTGGGCCGCGCCGCGGTTGTTTGTCGCCGGGAAACAAGTCTCGCAAATCCAGACCAATTGCCGAGACAATCTCTTTTGTTGTGCAGCCAGCCCAGCATTTGAGCAAGACGACACCGTCCGAAGTTTCGCTAATTGCCAAGCTGGGATGCTTGTCATTGTGTGCGGGGCAGCAGGCTTTCCACTTGTCGGCGCCAGCAGACCTAACTTTGTCTAATCGGTTAAGCACTTTATCCAGGCAAGCCGATCCCATCGGCGCATGTGCACCGTTTTGGATGTTCATGGTTATGCTCCGGGTTTAGCTTCGGATAAATGGTAAGTTGCTGCAGCGCCAGTGTCGGACAAGTTGCCGACGAGACTGCCCAGGCTTTCGAGGAGCCAGCCTATATCAGTGACCGCCACAGAGCTCAGACCGGTTTCACCGTTCGATGCTGTGCAAGCCAACAAGTGGCCTATGCCTGATATCCCATGCGCGAGTACCGACACACAGCTTTCAGCTGCCTGCTCTGTCGCTTTCAGCTGACCGGGAGTCATATTCTTCAGCGCTTCGTGGCGGGGCAGGAGATCGTGCCAGTAGCTCATTGGACACCCCCGACTTCGTTTGCGCTGTAGCTATAGCCGATATACCGATGCCGCCAGCAAAAGTTTTGCGAGCCGAGTTTGACGTTATCGAGCTGCGCGTAAAGATCTTTCGAGATCGGATGCTGCTGCCCAAGAGCCGGGATGATCATCGCAGTAAGGATACGTTCGAGCTTGTTGAACGCCTCCCGTGCCTGGTTTTGATGATGGCATTCGAAATCGGCGAGAACGGCTGACTCCAACAGGATTTGCTCAGGACTGCGAATCATTGCTCACCCCCTTTGGCTTCCAGGGCACGAGCTTGGTCCATGTGGTGGTTATAGCGCTTCAAGCGGACAGAGAGAGACGAGTTTGCGCGGAGGGCGCAGATGGCCATCTTGCGATGAGCAAGGGCGCGGATTTTCGACGGAATGAGGGCGGTCATTGATGTAGCTCCTTGATTTGAGGAGCTGCCACGGATCGTCGCCAAACGATTTAGGGTGGCAGCTGTACGCAGGTTGGCGAACCGGGAATCAAGGAACCCGGCAGACCCGAAGGTCTCCCGCGCACAGCCACCATAAAGCCGAATGCTGGGCACAAAAAAAGCGCCAGATTCAGTTAGGGCGCTTACGCGCCTTGATTTGTCCGGGTCGCCAAACCCGGTCGCTGAATTTGCAGCGACGAGTGGACGATACAGCGAGCGTTGAGTGGGTGCAAGTCTTACTCGTGCCCTTTTTTTCCACTTGTGCCCATCCCTGTGCGTGGGCACGAGTAACAAAAATGGGCACGAGTAAGGGGAAAGGGCATCAGTGGAGCCGGGGTAGATCATCACGCCACCTCCCCACGGCTGGCTGCGATCTGCTCATCGCACCAGGCATGAATCTCGGCCTCGATCCACACGACACACTTCGGGCCGAGGGTGACTTGCTTGGGGAAAGCGCCAGCGGCGATACGGCGATAGATCTCGGTGCAGGACAGGCCGGTGATCGACTCAACGTCCTGGCGCTTGATGAAGCGGCGAGCGGGGGAGGTGGTGTTGGTAGGGGTAGCCATCGTCTGCGCCTCCGTGGGCATTTTGGGTAGTGATGGCTACGGATTTAATGGCAAAGGATGGTGTGACATACAACGCTGACATGGTGACGTGTCAGTACGTCACCTGCAGCTGTCATCGCTCGGTAGGAGCATCGTCAGGCCTTATCGCTGCAGCAAGCGTGTTAGTAGTTCGATTCGGCCCATCCAGCCCTAATAACTCAGCGATATAAATCGAAATGGTTTTTTGCAGCGGCGGTCGCTGACGGTCGAAGTCAACCCAGAAGTGTTGAGCGGCTTTCTGCATCGCGCTCAGCTGCGCATTGGTATAGGGGAATCCATGCGCGATTTTTTCTGGCTCGGGCCCGCCCTTAAGAAGAGTCAATGGAATGTCAGTCACTAACATCGCACCTTTTCCAGGTACCCAAGCAACGCCGTGCTCTTGAATAAATTCCATCCAAGGGCCAGGCTGAAAAACAATAAATTCGTCACCGACATTTTCTGTTGAACCATCTTTTCGATGGCATTCAACAGTGCCGGGGAATGCGCACCTGTCGAAGTAATTAATGATTGATCGAATGCTGATCGAATATTGCTTATGAACGTTTTCTAGATTTTTCGGGGTGCTTACCCAGCAGCATGCTATAGGAAGGAACTCTTCCCTTGAGTGTTCTGCGATCGTTTGAAAAAGCTTATGTAGCTTCATTACTGCTTCAAGCTTGCTGCAATTTAGCTCGCCTGGACCAGCTTCGATTACCATTTCTCGGAGGGAGATAACATCGCCCCGAACCCCAATTGTGTTTTTGAATTCAAGGCTCATTACGCTCTCCTGAACGGTACAACATTATCACCGGCGCAAAGGGCGTCGATTTCGTCTGCCCAGTTCTGCATCATTTCCCGCCGTTGTTCCAGGTAGTGCGCGTGGTTGTATGTGTCGCGAATGGAGTCTTGATCGCCGTGGGCCAATTGCCGCTCTATCCAGTCGCGGTTATAGCCTCGGCTGTTGAGGCTGGTGCTCAGTAGATGGCGGAAACCGTGGCCGGTCTGGCGTCCCTCATATCCCACCGTGGCGAGGGCTTTGTTCACAGTGTTCTCGCTCATTGGCCTGGCCCGGTTGTTGCGCCCAGGAAAGGCGAGGGGATAGGAGCCGGTCAGCTCATGCAGGGCACGCAGCAGAACTACGGCCTGACGTGGGAGCGGGACGATGTGAGGGCGCCGTGCCTTCATCCGTGCTGCAGGGATCGTCCAGGTAGCTGACTCCAGGTCAAACTCGTCCCAAGGCGCCAGCCGCAGCTCACCGGGTCGCACTGCTGTCAGCAGTAGCAGGCGAATGGCGATCTTGCTGGTGATATCGCACTGGGCCGCGTCCAATTTCTCCAGCAGCTCGGGCAATTCGCCTTCTGATACGTGCGGATGGTGGCGAGTGCGCGGGGCGTGCGCGGCTACCACGTCCAGATCGGTGGCGGGGTTGCCGGGAACCACGCCCTTGGCCAAGCCGAAACGGAATATCTGGCTTAGCCACTGGCGAACCTTGCGGGCGACATTGAATGCCTCGCGCCGCTCGATCTTGCGCACCAGGTCGACCAGTTCAGGGCGTTGCACCTCGGCAGCGGGCCGCTTGCCAATCACCGGGAATATGTCCGACTCCAGATACTGCAGCGCTTTCGATGCGGTGGCTGGCGCCCATCGTGGCTGGTTGTAGTCGTACCATTCCCGCGCTAGCACTTCGAGCGTCAGCACCTGGGCGGCGGCAGCGGCCTTTTCCTGCTGTTTATGTGCGCTTGGGTCTATGTCCTGTGCCAGCAACTTTCGCGCGGCATCCCGGCGCTCGCGTGCCTGGGCAAGTGTGATGGCGGGGTAGGCCCCCAGGCCCAGCATCTTGGCCTTGCCCTCGAATCGGTAGCGAAGGCGCCAGAGCTTCCCGCCAGCGGTCGTCACTTCAAGGCAAAGGCCCTGGGCGTCCGCGAGGCGATAGAGCTTGTCGCGGGGTTTGGCGGTGCGGATGGCGGTATCTGTGAGCGCCAC